GCTCGTTTTTCAAGAGGTATCCAAGTAGGTATCGGAGCAGATGCAGTTACTTACGGAATAGCATAATTAAATTAAAATGCCTCTCTGAAATACGGGAGGCTTTTATTAACCTTTAAAAAAATAACGATATGAGTACTTGCTTAATGGCAACCGGTAGAAAGTTACCTTGCAAAGACGTAGTAGGTGGAATCAAGACAGTATACTTTGCTGACTATGGTACACTAGGAACGTTGACAATAACTTCAGGGACACTTACTGCGGTAGGAGGAACTGGAACAAACTGGTATAAATACGATGTAAAGGGAGGAAATAATTTAGAGCAAACTATTACGTCAAGTGACGAGAATGGAACTACATTTTATGGCCAAACAATTACTGCGGTATTGACAAAAATAGATGTGGCAACACAAGTAGAATTGCAGAAAGTAGTTTCTCAAAGACCTCACTGCTTTGTTGAGGATAACAACGGAAATTTCTTTGCAGTAGGATTAACTAGAGGATGTAACGTAAACGGGAAAGTTTCAACTGGAACTGCGTTAGGCGATATGAATGGAACAACTTTGACAATTACTGCCGAAGAGCCAATCTTAGCACCTTTTGTAGCTAGTGGAGTAGTAACTGCTCACACTAATGCTACACAAATAACACCATAAGAAAAGCAAGGTCGACAGGTTTCTATGGTAACAAAAAGGGAGTGATTAGTTTCACTCCTTTTTTATTTACAAAAAAAAATAAAATTACGTTATATAACTATGACAGTAGTAAACCAAGATAATACCACTCAAAGATTTATTATTATTCCTAGAAATTATATTGAGGGAGAAAGTTTAACTTTAAAAGTCAGAGACGAGCAGAAAAATACTATATTTACTTTTACTCCAACAAATGTCTATCCGAATGTTTTTGATTTGGTTTATATAGATGCTAACTTGACTTGCTTATATGAGGGTGGATTCTTTGAATTAAGCGTATTAAATGCCTCAAGTGATATCTTATATAAGGATAGACTATTTTCGACCAACCAGAGTACTGCAAATTACTCAATAAACAATGGTAATTTTATTACTCTAAATACAAACAACAACGATTTTATCGTACTTCAATAATATGAGAAAAAAAGCAGAAATAAAACCTAAAAATACTGGCATCGGAATTGTCAATTTAGCTACATATACGAGTCCTAGAATTATCGAAGTAAGAAACCAGGAATGGGTATCTTATGGAGACGATAATAATTACTTTGGATATATTCAAGACCGTATAAATGGAAGTCCTACAAACAACGCAATCGTAAACGGAATCAGTCAAATGATATTCGGTCAAGGATTGGATGCTACGGATGCTCAAATTAAACCTGAGGACTATGCTCAAGCGATGTTATTATTTGATGACGATACAACCGAGAGACTTTGCTATGATTTGAAAGCTATGGGGCAGTGTGCTATACAGGTTGTTTATTCAATAGACAGAACTAGAATAGTAGAATGTAACCATTGGCCTATTGAAACTTTACGTAGTGGTAAATGTAACGAAGAGGGAGAGGTTGAGTTTTATTTTTATGCAGACGATTGGACTAAAGTAAGCAGACAAAATGCTCCGACTCCAATACCAGCATTTGGTACAAGTAATGAGAGCGAAGAGATACTTTATATTAAACCTTATAAAACTGGATTTTATTATTATAGTCCTCCTGATTGGCAAGGTGGTTTACAATACTGCGAACTAGAAGAGGAAATAAGCAATTACCATTTAAACAATATTATGAACGGGTTAGCACCTAGTATGCTAATCAATTTCAACAATGGTACTCCAACAGAGGATGAGCAAAGAGATATCGAAAGAGCAATAACTCAAAAATTCTCTGGAACTTCAAACGCTGGTAGGTTTATTTTATCTTTTAATGATTCAAATGATTACGGAGCAACTATTACACCGGTACAATTAAGCGATGCTCATAATCAATACCAATTTTTAAGTGACGAAAGTATGCGTAAAATTATGGTATCTCACAGAGTTATTAGTCCTATGTTATTAGGTATTAAAGATAATAGCGGATTCGGTAACAATGCAGACGAATTACAAACTGCTACTATTTTAATGCAAAATACAGTTATAAAACCATTCCAAAATCTATTAATAAAAGAGTTTGACAACATATTAGCATATAACGGAATCAGTTTAGACTTATACTTTAAAACATTACAGCCTTTAGATACTAATAATGATTTAACTAATAAGGTTTCAATCAATCCTATTGTAGAGAAAATAAGTGCCTTAACAGACACTTTAGCAAACAAGGTAATAGAAAACCTTACTACTGACGAAATACGCTCTCTAATAGGCTTAAATGCATCAACACAACAAACAGCACCAGTACAAACTTTAAGCGATGAACACGAATGTTTTGACATTAACTCTTTTGACGGCGAAGTAGTTTCGGATGAGTGGGAGTTAGTAGATAAAAGAGAGTTTGACGATAATAACACAAGTATTGAGGATTGGGCAAAGCAATATATTACACCTAAAAAAGACACAAAACTAGGAGGATTTATTAAAAGCAGTCCAAGTGAGCCAAGTTATTTAGACAAAGACATTTATAAAGTACGCTATGAATATGCAGAAAAATACAAAAGTTCAAACTCTAGAGAGTTTTGTGTTAATATGATGGCACGTACAAATAACGGAGTAGTATATCGCAAAGAGGATATAGATATGGCTTCCTTTCAAGGCGTAAATAATGAGTTCGGACACAAGGGCGAAAATTACTCTCTTTTTAGATTCAAGGGCGGAGTAAATTGTGGCCATATTTGGAATGAAAATCTTTATAGATTAAAAACTAAAACAGACGGAGAACCTTATGCAGACAAATCTTTAGCATCCAGCGAAGAGGTTGCAAGCATTGAGGGATACAATCCAACTCCAGCTGGTTTAATTGATTCTAAAATTGCTCCAATAGATATGCCAAACAACGGACATCACCCAAATTATAAAGGATAATAAATGGCTACAACTTTATTCATAACACAGACAGACCTAAAAGCAAACACTATCCTTAACGGAAATGTAGATGCCGATTTGTTTATGCAGTCAATTAAAATTGCTCAACAGATGCACGTACAAAATTATTTAGGTACAAAGTTATACGATGCTATTACTACCAAAATAAATACTTCGACATTAACAGGAGATTACTTAAACCTGGTGAAAGATTACGTACAGCCTATGCTTATTCATTTTGCTATGATTGATTATTTGCCATTTGCAAACTATCAAATAAGAAACGGAGGAGTATTTAAGCATAGAAGCGAGAACTCCGAAACACCAAGTAAAGAAGAGTTAGACATATTAGTCCAAAAGCATAGAACTTTTGCAGACTTTTACGCAACTAGATTTATTGATTATATGGGCATAAACGCAGCTGCTAAATTTCCTGAGTATTGGACTAACAGAGACAGCGATATGTATCCTGATCAAAAAGCAAATCCTTGTAATTGGGTATTATGAAAGAGCCAAAAAATAAATTTATCGCATATAAGATAAAAAAAGAAAATTTACAGAAAGTTAAGCAATACTTAAGCAAACAAATCAATAAGAAATGAGTTATAATTTCACACATATAAAAGGAGATACTTTCGACCAAGTGCCATTTGCTATACTTTTAAATAATGTAGCAATCAATTTAACAGGTGCAGTAATTAGAATGCAGTTAAGAAGTGAATGCGGTGGCCTTATTGCATTATCTTTGACTTCGGTAGCAAATGCTGGTATTACAATAACTAACGCAACAGGAGGCTTATTTAAGATTAACAAACAAATTATCGATATTGCTGCTGGAAATTACTCTTATGACTTAGAGATTAAGTTTGCAGACAATACAGTTAAGACTTGGTTAAGTGGTAGTTTTTTAATTGAATGCGATATAACTAGATAAAATGGCAGAGATAATAGATTTAAATATATATCCTACTATTGAAACGGTTGATGTAACTATTGAAACAATTATAGACAATGTCTCTGTAATAGTTCAACCTACAAACAACCCAGTAAATCTAAATATAACTCCTAACTTAATCACTATAAATGTCAATCGAGTTACCGGAGGAGGTGCGGTTAATTCCGTAAACACTCAGACTGGAGATGTAGTACTAACTCAAGACAATGTTTTAGACGGAACTACTTATAAGCAATATTCACTTACAGAAAAAAATAAACTTGCGGGAATTGCTGCCGGTGCAGAAGTAAATGTAAACGCAGACTGGAACGCAACTAGTGGTGATGCTCAAATATTAAACAAACCTAGCATACCAGCAGCACAAGTAAATAGCGATTGGAATGCTTCTAGTGGAGTAGCTCAAATACTTAATAAGCCAACTATTCCATCTGCTCAAGTTAACTCTGATTGGAATGCAACAAGTGGAATATCTCAAATACTTAACAAACCAACTTTAGCAACTGTTGCTACAAGTGGAAGTTATACAGATTTAACAAACAAACCAACTATTCCAGCAGCACAAATACAAAGTGATTGGACACAAGCTAATTCAAGTTCTTTAGATTTTATTAAAAACAAACCTAGTGTATTAACTCCTTTAGGTTATTATTTAGCAATATCAGATAGTACAACACAAGATAATCCTACAGCAAATATACCGAGAGCTGTAAAGTTTAATACTACAGATTTAGCTAATGGATTTTCTTTACAAACAGAAACTGCTGTTTTTACAGGAACTATAAATAATGGAGGAGCAGGGGCAGGAACTATATTAACTGTTACAAGTGTTACATCAGGAACATTAAAAGTGGGGATGGTGTTAACAGGTGGTAGTATAACAGCAGGAACTTTTATATCTGCATTTACAAGTGGCACAGGTGGTATAGGTACTTATGTAGTGTCAGTTTCTCAACTTAAAACCTCTGCTACATATACAGGAACAATGACTTCTCAAATTGTAGTTTCTAATACAGGAATTTACAATTTACAGTTTTCTTCTCAAATGGATAAGAGTGATTCAGGAGTTGATTATGTAAATTTTTGGTTGAAAAGAAATGGAACTGATGTAACTGCAAGTTCAGGTGTTATATCATTACAAGGTAATAGTCCTGCATATATGATGGCTGCTTGGAATTATCTTATAGAATTAATAGCAGGAGATATAATAGAGTTATATTGGGCAAGTGCAGATATTAATATGTCTATTATAAATGAAACTGCTCAGACAAGTCCATTTGTACATCCTGCTATTCAATCCACTATACTTACTATTACACAACAGAGTGGTATAATGGCAGGAACAGGAATAACTGCTTTAAATAGTTTAACAGGTTCTGTTCAAACATTAGTAACTAATGGAAGTGGTACAGATTTTAATATATCATCATCAGGTACAACACACACATTTAATCTTCCTACAGCTTCTGCTAGTAATACAGGAAAATTAAGTTCAACAGATTGGACTACATTTAATAATAAACAAAACGCATCAACAAGAAGAAACGCAAACAATACATCAAATAATAATATCAACTATTGCGGAGTAGCATTAGGAACAGGAGTGAGTGAAAGTTCAGCAGTATGGACTATTACAAGATTAACAATAGCTGCAAGTGGCTCAATCACTACTGCAACTGCTACAAATGTAGCGTGGACGAATAGACAATCAGCAACATATATATAAAAAATAAAATTATGCCAATTACAAGTACAAACCCAATAGAAGTAAACGGAAATATATATCCATATTTTATGGTAAATTTAGCAATTTCTCCTTTAGTTAAACCAACAGATATAGGAGCAAGTGTTGCTATGCGTTTAACACCTTATAGATTATTAGAGGATGGAAGCTCAGTTAGTTTACCTGACAATTCTATTCCTATTACTTATATGGATGTTTTTGATAGTGGCGATACAGATGCTATCAATTCTGCAATATCTATTATGAGTGCTTTGCAGACTTTTATTAACGATAAAAATCTTTAATTATGGCTTTTAGATATGCAGTAGCAAGTGGTAACTGGAGTAATACAGCAACTTGGGATGGTGGTACTTTGCCTACAAGTTCAGACGATGTATTTTCAAATAATTTTACTGTTACTATAAATGGAACTTATACAGTACTTTCAATTAGAAATACATCAAACGCATCAGGTCCTACTATTGCTGCTGGAGGTCAGTTTATTTTTGCAAATGGAGGAAATTTAACTTGCACTGCTGCTCAAGCTATTTATGTTGGCTCAACTACTCCAACTTTAGAAATGAATTTAGCAAGTCCAAATACTGGTACTTTTAACGGAAGTGTTTTGACAATGACAAATACTGGAAGTTATAATGCAATTAAGTTATCAGGTACAGGAACTTTAAATTGTAATGGAAATTATAATAATGATAATGGACAAGGCGGTAGGTCAGTTTTAATTGTAACAGGAAATGGAACTCTTAATATAGTTGGAGATATATCAAGTACATCTGGAGCATCTGGAATAACTTCAAGTTGTTTAATTTTATCTTCTGCTGGAACTATTAACATAACTGGAAATATAACTGGTAGTTCTTCAACTTTAACATCAACAGGTACTATTGTATCTTCTTCAACTGGAGCAATAAATATTACAGGAAATGTAACAACCTCAGCTAATTGTTGTATTTATTTAAGTGGTGGTACACCATTAACAGTTATAGGTAATGTTACAGCTGGTTCATTACAACCAAGTATTTTTAATATAACAAATGCCTCAATAATTACAGTTACAGGAATAGTTACTGCTGGAAGTGTAGCTCCAGCTATATATTCTGCTTTTGCTTTGACAAGTGGGTATTCATCAAGTACTTATGTAAAAGTAAGTGGAAACGTAGTTAATACTTCTAATAATATGGCTATTGTAGCACCAAGAATTACAATCGATACAAACACTTCAACTTGGTTATTCCAAATAAGTACAGGTGGTAATAGAACTTTATATGCTGCTGGAGTAGCATTAGGAAATCCAGCAACAAGTAACGTAAGATTTGGAACTACTTATGGTGCATCAAGTGAATTAACAGGAACTTTGAGAGTACCAACTGCTACAAATGTATTGAGTGGAGTTTTAGTAGACAACACAACAGGAACACTGCTTATGACACCAGCAGACTTTTGGAATTATTTAATAGCAAGTGGATTTACTGCTAATAGTATTGGAGATAGATTACAAAATGCAGCAACAGTAGCAACAACTGGAGGACAAATAGCTTCTTATAATATATAAATATGATACCTCAATCTTTAAAAATCTATGCTTTGAATACTGCCTCAATGATTATATCATTCAGTAATATAGAACAAACTTTAAAAATAATACTTTT